TAGCTTTGTCAGCTTCTTTAGCAGCCTTTTGTAATGGAGTATAAGGTTCTCTAAAGCCTGTATACTCCTCCATAATATCTCCAACAGCTCTATCAAAAATATTTCTAGTTCCTATTAAAGGTGCTTTTCTAGCTGCTGTTTCTAGTAATCCTCGATTGTATAAAGTCAACCCAACAATATCATTTATAATTGGGCCTCCTACTGCTCCAGTCGCTGCTATAGGATTTTGACCATACGAAATAGCTTCCCCTATCCTTAGTCCATATTCTAAAGGACCTAGTAAGCCAACTCGTTGAAAGGCTTTTAGTGTGTCTAGATAATCTCTACCTTCAGTATCAATTCTTTCTCTTTCTTCAGGAGAACTTCTCCAATAGTTTGTTGCTTTAGCAAGGTTGGTAGCCATTACAACAAAAGCTGCTAGTTTAGGAGCATTAGCTCTAGTATCAGTTATAGTTTCTTTAGCAAAGTTTCTTAGTACAGTATTACTAAATACAGTTGGATATCTTAAAAACTGAGTTAAAATATCCCATTTAGGATTAGTCATAAAGGTTGGCACGGTAGCATACTCTCTAGATGTTTGTAGAATAACACTGTTAGTAAAACGACCTGCTCCCCTAACAATATCATTTTTATAAAACTCATCATTCAGAGAAGCCTTATTAAATTTACCATTGTGTTTGTTATGCCATGCTAAACCTTTATCTATATCAACCCCCAAGTCATTAAGTTCTCCTCTTAATCTTTGTGTAGCTCTACTACTTAACCCTGCAGGACTTGCAAGTTTTGCTAAGTTCTGTGTAATCATATCTTTACCTGTAGAAAAGGCTGCTAACTGTACAGTTTTAGTCCAAGGTATCAAAACATTAAATCTGTAAAAACCTCTAGCTATTCTTTTTAGAGTTTCATTTTGTAAGCCTTCACCAGCTAAACGATTAGTAACATCTGCTAATGATTCATCAACAGCTAAAAATACTGAGTTCATTTCTTTAACTAACTCAGAGTCAGGCATTTGGTGTTTTTCTTTTATTAGTTGACCAAGTTCTTTAGTAAAAAAATTGTGACCATTATCTATAGTAGATTGCATTCCTTTAATAGCTGAGCTAGTTGGTGCTTTACCTAAAGTAATAAAAGCCTCTGATAAAGATGATAAAGTAGCTAAAGGTAGATAAGCCATAGCATTAGCTAATTTAGTACCATCATAAATACCTTGGATAACTCCACTATCAAAGTAATCTACTTGGCCAGTAACAGATTCATAAACTTTTAATATATCTTTCTTTTGATTTTTAGTTAGTCCTTTACCTCGAGCAGCTCTTAGTTCATCATCAATCGGCTTAATAAATCTATTAATAAATTGTTGTTCATTGCTTTGTTTGAAAAGCATTAAGTTACCTTTTTCAGTACGTCTAGCTGAGACATCTTTACCTAAAGATAAAAAATGTTTTTTATGATTAATAGTTCTGGCTGCACCCATAAAGTAATCAGTTACTACTGGAACTAAATCATTATTTAGAAATTCACTAAATTCATTGTCATCTAAGTTTCTAAACTTTCGTGCTTGAGTTATTAAGGTTGATGAAGAAGAGTACAGTTCATTCTGCTTGTTTAACATACCTTCGACAACTTCATCAACATCTTTAGGCTTAACTATTTGAAACTCTTTACCGTCAGCATCTTTCCTTGTTTTAGTTAATAGTTGTCTAAACTTTTCAGGGTTAGCTTCAATAGCTTCTCTGTCCCAAGAACGAGGGAAATAATTTTCTACTTTATTAGGCTCTAGTCCTACTTGTTCTGCATCATTTAATACTTTATTAAAAAACTCTCTTAAGTTATCAGCTGTTTCTCTAACAGCCTTATTAGCATTAGTAACTTCTCCACCTCTTAATAAAGTTAAAACTGCTTTACTATCAGCAGGTAAAACTTCTCCTGTCTTTCTTATTGGAGCAATAGCATTATCAAATAGTAATTTATAATTACCTCTATCAAAATTAACATCTTCAGCATAAGAATACCCAACTCTTCGTCTAGTTTGTCTAGTTAGTTTTTTACCAAACTCAGGAGTAAATCTAACACCAAGCTCTCGTGCTGTTTTAGAAAAGTCAGCATCGGTTTTAAGAATCCACGCAGGACTTGCTAGTGTTTTAGCTAACAGTTTATCTTTAGCTTTTCTTAAGTTATAAACTAAGTCACTACCAGCATCTTTTCTATAACCATCATTAGTATAAAGCTTTGCCATTCTTTCAGCAAAGAAATCATTTTTTCTGGCAAGACCTCCGAAAATACCACCTGTCAAAGCTCCAATAGCTGTACTACTAACAAGCTCAGGAGTAGAATAAATCCTTCTCATATCAGCATTTAGTTCTGTATTTTGTCTAAAGTGATTATCAAGACCTGTCCAAGCTCCAACTTCAGCTGCTGTAATTCCTACAGTTCCTGCTGGACTAATACCTTTAGCTTTATCAGCACTTAAAGCAATGTTCTTCATACCATTAGTAAGGCTTTTAGCACCAGCTGTTCGAGCTGCTAAAGAAGTACCACCAGTAACAGGAGTTAATAACATAGCTGCAATAGCTGTTGGGTCTGTAGCTATATCAACAGTTGCATCTTTAATAAGTTCAGCATACTGTTTGAAGCTACCCATATCTGCTCTATCGAATCTAGAACGAAGATATTTGTAGTCTTGTTTTTGCTGCTCAGTAAACTTTTCAGACTGAGACATTCTTTGGAAGCCTGAGAATAAATTAAAATCAGAGTCTCTCAAGTATTCAAAGACATCATTATCTTTTTCACCTAATGAGCCTAGAAATCTTTCAGCGACATTTTGAAACTCTTCATTCTTTTCAAGGTCATCCAAAGTATAACCTAACTTTAAACGGGAAGAAGGGTCTCCTCCAATATTAATTATTGCCATATTTAATCAGTTCTTTGTGATTGTCCGTAAAAAAATGCTAAGCCACCAGCTCCCCATAATAAAGGTCTACCTCCTGTAATTCCTTTAAGATAAAGTCCCGGCAGCTTACTTAGTTCTTTTAATAACGTAGCATTGTTAATAGAGTTTCCTCTTGAGCTTATAGAATTAAAGATAGCTCGTTCTGTTGGGCTTAAATTTTTTATAAAGTTATCTTTGTTATTTTGAGATTTAAAACCTTTCTTAACTCTTTCCAGAGCTTTAGTAACAAATGCTGAGTTCTTTGACATTACATGTTTAACTAATTGATTACCAATAGCTTTACCTGCAACTTTTCCACCTATTCCAAGTAAGCCAAGTCCGGGGATTAACCATGTAGCATCTGTTAAATCTAACTCTTCACCAAACATAAACTCACTAACTTTACCTACAACAGGTAAGTCATTCACTTCTTGTAAGAATGATTTAGTTTCTTCGTCAACATCTGAATTATCAGTAATAAATTTATTTTCTTCTTCTACTGACATTAAACCTTCATCCTTAAATAACATATTTAAAGTATTTAGTTCTGATATTTTTTCATCTTCAGATAAACGTTCAGAACTTTTAATACCTTGATAAACTTGGTCTCTCATAGTTCGTAAAGCATCAGCAGTCTGCCAGTCTTTAACTTCTTTAATGTTTTCAATGTATTTAGAAAGATTTTCAGTATCTACAGAACCTCTTAAAACATCAATATCATATTGACTCATATTAATATCAATAGCATCCGTACCCTTTCCTAAAATATACTTAGTTGCTAAACTTGCAGCTTCAGCATCATTAATATCATAACGAGTCATTAAGTTTCTTTTAGTTAAAGCGACATTAGTTGCTAGACCATCTAGATTATCTTTATACAATTCCTTATAAGTTTCTTTTAATAAAGGGTCTGTTAGTTTACTTACCTCATTTCTTACTTGTATTCCTGTAATAGCTATCTCATTTGTGGTAAGGTCTCTAGGTTTAGCTTCAATAATATTTCTATTACCTTCAATACTATTACCTATTTGTACTAAGTTGCCTTTACTGTCTACTCCTATTCTTTTATAAACTGTTACTTCTGAAGCAGAGCCATCTTTATTTTGTGTAAGAACCTTATCTGTTTGAATTTGAGCATCTTTAATAGCCATTAGGTTTTGTCCTTCTGGCCCTTTCATCCATGCAACTAACTCTTCAATAGGATTGCCTCTCTTACCATAAGCATCTAAGCTTTCTCTAGCTGCATCTAGTTTAGCACCTAACATACCACCTAACTGTTTTTGCTTAGCTATCTTATCTTCTTCTGATAAAGTTTGTTCATCATGTGACTTAGCTAATTTAACTATTTTATTACCAAAAAATTCAGCTACACTTCGTGGAGCTCTAACATCTTGTTGAATATATTTAATTAAATCTTCTTGAGACATTGAAGGGACAGCTAACTGGTCATCTAAAGCTTTGCTCCAAGCTGCTAAGTTTTCAGGGTCATTTGCCCAATCTCTTGATATATTATTAATACCATCATTATATTGAGATATATCATAATCAGCACCAAATTTTTCTTGTAGATAAGTTCTTAATTGTTTTTGTGTTTCTCTTTCTAGCATTTGTGTTTTATTCAAACCCAAATCTTCATAGTCATCATACATATTTTGCCACTGCAAAGCATTTTCATTAGTTGTTAAATAGCTTACTCTATTAATAGCACCCTCTGTCTCAAGCTTATCAGCTTTAGCATTGATTAATTTATCAGCTCCTGAAATTAAAAAGTTTAAAGCTTGTAAATTCTTAGCAAACTTTTCTTGTTTTTTTGCTTCTTTATCTCTTCTTTTTCTAGCTTCGTCAAATTGCTTTTGAGCAAACTGAACACCACCATCATCATATAATGCCATTATCCTTCTCCTCTTTCTAATAAACTTGTTCTTTCTGCTGGTGCTGGTCTATCTAATAAACTATCAGGCATCTCTAAACTTTCTACCTTTTGAATAATGTCAGCAGGTAATGCACCTTCAGGAACTCCTTTTGTCTCTTCAACTTTTTCTTTAGCATATTTAGCTAAGTTGTTCTTTCTCATCTCAGCAATATCATTTTCATCTTCTTGGTCAAGGTCTTCTTCTTCATCACCATTAATACGATACTCTATTCCTGCTTTTTCAGCTAAAGCCATAAGAACATAAATAGTAGGCTCAATGAGCATCATTAATAAATCAGGATTCCATTTACCTTCTTGAAAGCCTCTTTGTAGTAATTGTAGAGCTATGTCAGTTAAAGGAACTCCTCCACCTATACCTTGCATTAAAGGTACATAAATATCTTCTTCTAATAAACCTTCAGTAATATAATGCAAAGCATCTCTAAAATTAGTAAACTCTGGAGGACCTTCCCAAGGGTAAGATTGATTAGGGTCATTAGTTAATGACTGACCCGGAATAGGTCTACCTGTACCTGCTATGGCTGCGATGCCTTCTGGATTATAATCTGTTGCCATCTTAACTTCCTCCGTACCTTAAACTCTGAAATGTTTTATCTTGTTGTGCCCAATAGTCAGCATAGATATCACTAACACCTTTAAATGAACTTCCCATATTACTAAAAATATTATTAGCTTTACTAAAGTCTACTTGACTAAAGACATCAGGTTGCTGAGCTATTTGAATATCCATTGGGCTAATATTAATAAATCTTTGTACTGGAGGCTCACCGGCAATATCATAAGCAACTCTTTGTCCTGCTCCTGATAAGACAGAAGAGCTAAGTTGTGCTCCTACTTGCTCAGGGTCTGTGATATCAGCTATTAATTTACCACTAGCTTCTGAAATAAAATCTGCTCCTTTTTCTAATAAGGACTTATCAAGTGTTTCTTTAGTTCCTACTAAGTCTGGTAATTGTTCCATTTCAAAAGGCTTGACTGTAGCTTGAGTAACCATTCCTTTTTCATCAATTCTAGTAACACTTTCTAAGACTTCATCCAAAGAACTCTTTGGAGGTTTTACTTCAGTAACATCCTTAATAACTCCAGCATCACTTCTTGCAACTACATCATCTCCCTTAGGAGTAAACACAGAAGTTCTGCCTTCGCTTAAAGTAAAGCCTTCGCCTTGTAAAAAGTTTCCTGCTCTATCTATTCCGTTACTGATAGCATTTGTTACACTAGTATAAACATTACCTACTGCAGAACCAGCAGCATGAATGCCTTGCATAACTTTACCAAAAGCACCACTAGCACCACTAGCAAACTTACCAAAACTAGCCCACATACTACTCAGTCCCGACATAGCATAAGGCATTAAAAACATCATACCAAGTTGTCCAACTACTCCTAGTTTACCAAAAGCTCGGCTAACTTTACCTACTACTTTTTTAATTCCTCTTCCTACTTTCTTGACTACTTTCTTTAGTCCTTTAAATATTTTTTTAAAAAATCCCATTTTAACTTACTCCAAAAAATCTATCTATAGTGTTTGATACGTTTGTAAAATTTGTACTCCAGTTCTTAGCTGCATCACCTTCAGAACCTGCAGCAGCTACCATAGCTTGTACTTTTCTGGTTGCTGTATTGTCAGCCCATCTAAAGTCATAATCAGCTTGGTCTCTTAATTCTTGCCATAAGAACGATAAAGCCTGTGAAGATAAACCATAAGCCATTTGTACATTCTGTTGATTAATAGAATTTTGTACAGCTGTATCAGCTAAGTTTGCTTTTCTTCGCCATTCAATATTTGATTGTTCTATCATTACTGCATTCTGAGTATTAAATTGTTCTCTATTAAAATCTATTTGCTCATTGAATTGTCTTGCTTGGTTGACAATAGCAGCATCTGCTTTATTAATTTCTGCTTCAATACCAACTCTTCTAGCTTCAGCAGCATTAGACTGTTGTACATTAAACTGTTCAGCAGCATTCATTTGTTGAGCATTAAACTGATTAATTTGATTATTTAAACTTGTCATAAACTGCTGAGTTTGATTAGCACTAACTGCTCTAAATTGTCGAGCTGCATTCTCTGCTGCTTGGTCACTTAATATTCTTTGCTGGTCTAATTGAGCTCTAACAACATTTGACTGTTGTTCTGTTGATAAATTAGCTAAGTCCATTTTTAAGAATGAATCAGCATTTTTAATTTGAGCCTGTTGATTTAAACTTGCCTCAGCTATATTAGCTTGTGACATAAGGACAGCATTTTGAATAGTTGCTTGTTGCTCATTATTAGCTTCAGTTAAACTAACAGTCTGTAAAAATCTACTGTTAGCTAAAGCTGTTTGTTGGTCAGCACTAAACTGAGCCATATTTAATTGAAATACATTTTTAGCATTTTGCAAAGTTGCTTGTTGTTGTCTTTGTGCATCAGCTTCAGCAGCTTGTGCTTCAATACTTCTTTGTTGAGCTACACTTTGTTGTATAGCTTGTGCATTACTTTGAGCTAAAGGTATAGCACTTTGAATAATAGCATTAAATAAATTATCTCTTCCAACTGTAGAAGCTGACATACCTCTTTGAGCTAGTATAGCTTCAACACTTGCTACTGCTGGTCGAGCCCATGCCGGTATTTCACCTTCTTCAATACCTGATAATAAACTATCAAGTTGATTAGATACTAAAGCTTCTTCAGGTAAACCTTCAATAATACCTCTCTGTTCTTCAGTAAAATCTGATAGTCTTAACTCAAGAGCTTCTGGGTCACTACCAAGCTCTGCTATATCTTCTTCTGATAAACCAGCATTTCTTAATTGTTTCTTAGCTCTGGTAACTCTAGCTAAACTAGTGCCAGCATTAATAGCTGCTTCAGCTTTAGCTTCTGGACTAATAGCACCAACTACTCGTTCTGCTATTGCTCCTTCTCTTATTTGAACATCAGCTCCTTCTATAGGTTCTACTCTTTCAACATCAGCTCCGGCTACTTCTCTAGTAACTCCTCTTTGAGCTGCTGCTACTTCAGCATCTTTTTGTATTTTAAAGGCTTGAAACTCAGCAGCTTCTAGTTGTTCTGGGGTTGCTGCTGTTTGCGTATCTTGCATTTGAGATACTACTTCAGGCCCTACCTTTTGAATAAACTCTGGAGTAACTCCTTTTCTTTTAACTAGGTCGTCATATTGACCTTCAAACTGCTCTCCAGTTTCAATAGGTTTAAATTGTTGTTCGGGGATTGCTCCTGCTGGTAGAATTCCTGCAGCTATATCAGTAACTTGCTGTCCTGTATCAATAACTCTTTGTCTTCTTTGTTCTTCAAACTGAGCTTGTGTACCCTCTGGTGCAGCTGTGTCACCTATTTGGTCTCCTATTTCATCTTCTATGTCATCTCCTATTTGGTCTCTAATGTCATCATAAATTGGGTCATTAGGGTCTGTAGGAATTTCATAATCATCTTCTCCTCCTCCGTAGTCTGCATCTGGTGGTGGAGTTGGTGATGGAGTTGGAGCTGGAGTAGGACCCGGAGTTGGCTCTGGCGATGGAGCTGGTGTTGGTCTAGGAACATCAATTTGCCCATCTCCTATTGGAGGTAAAGGTGCTGGTGTCGGTAATGGTGTAGGTGCTGGTGTCGGTGCTGGTTCTCCCGGCTGTGTAACACCAATATCAGGTCTTCCTGTTTTAGCTCCTTTAGGAACTGCTCCACCTACTGCGTATTTAACTCTACCACCTTGACGAAAGTCTTGTCGTTCAGATACTGTTCTTGCTCTTTTGTTTTTATTTCTTTTTCTTTTATTTGCCATTGTTTTTTTTCCTACTCTGTAAAGTCTTTACAATCTTTGAAGGGCTAGTAGATATAGAGATGACTAAGGTCGAAACAGGAAGTTTCTTAGTCTTTTTAGTTTTCCTACTCTTCATCTATATTTTACTATTTTTCCATCAATTTGTCAATCTTTTCCTCTAATTTGTCAAACCTTTCCATAACAGACTTCATAATATCTTTGTTATCAGACTTTAAAACATAATTAGTTGCTATTTCTTCTCTGGTTTTATTTAATAATATATCCAATCTTTTTAACTCTGACCCGTTCTGTCGAATGCTGTAGAGCACTGGAGCTAGGACCAGAGTTATAAAGATATTCCAAAACATTAAACTAGATAGTTCCATGTCTTAGCTAATAGTTCTATTTACTGAACTTGGTGTAACTTTTTCACCTATCTGAGCATCAATGTTAGCTTTGAGTGCTGTTACTTCGTCAGACCCTAAAGCTGCTTCGACCCAGCCTTGAACATCTGATAAGCTCACACTGTCAAAAGCTGTGAAGCTTGATAAATCTGAAACATCTAATGACTGACTTCCATAAACTTCAGCAGTTTGAGGATTACCGTCAGAGTCATTATTTGCATCATCAGAGCCTTTTAGTCTCCAATGCACATTATAAATTACATCAGACTCAGTGTTTGAACTACCGTCTGTGTGTGAAGGATAAGTATCAACATTTGATACATCCCAAGTATATGATATAGCCATTTTAATTTCCTCCTTTAAATAGCTTTATTTTCACTCTTCAGTGACCTTTTGTGGTTCGACAATAATTTTACCATTGTCATCCGTTAATATTGATTCGTATATTTCTTTGTCTTGTCTTTCGCCTATCACTAACCAAGATACTGTAGCTGTTGATTCTGGGTTTTGACAGATAATAGTTAATATATTATTTTCT